ACAGGCAAAGGACGAACCCGAAAAATTGGGCTTCAATGTAATTGTAGTCGGCACATCTATCCGTATTCCGAGAATACCGTTTCTCAATTATATTCTCGGTTCAAACCCGTTGAAAGGAGTGTAACAAATGCGGTTAAGAAATTACCCGACAAAAAGAAAACTGCTCAAAGATATTGAAAACCTCAGAGCAGAGAACAGACATCTCAGCATTGAACTGAGAAATGCAAGAACAGACCTTGCACTCGAAAAAACAGCGTCAAGCGGTTATCGTCACGAAAACCGAGAGCTAAAACGCAAGCTCAAAGCCCTTGAAACGCCTGAATCCGAAGCATTCAATTTTGAATGTATGGGTGTTTCAAATGTCAACTAAAAAAGAAAAATCCGCTGAAGCTCTGCAAAGCCTCAACGGATAGCAAGGATATAACAAATATCACAAATTTGATTATATCCTTTCTTACTCAAAAAATCAAGAAGAAAGGTTGAAAAATGTCAGAAATAACAGTAAGCGAACAGCATAAGCAGGCAATTGAACTGCATCAGAAGATAATTGTCAGCGCTAACCTTGCACAACAGAACATATGGGATATGTGCAACGGACTTAAAACAATGCGTGACAACAAGCTGTACAAGGAGCTTGGATATCAGAACTTTGAGGACTACTGCGAGAATGAAGTAGGCATGAAACGCAGTAACGCATATAACTATATTTCTATTGTAGAAAAAATAAATCCTGAAAATGTCCAAACGTTTGGACAAATTAGCAAAAGTAAGTTGATGTTGCTTGCTACCATAAGCGAACCCGAACAGGCTGAAATCGCCGAAAAGCTTGACCTTGAAAACACAACGGTCAAGCAGTTAAAGGCAGAGATTGACAGGCTGAAGGACGAAAAGCAGGAGGCAACCGACAAGAGCATTGACTATTGCCGACAGCTCAATAACGCTAAGAAAGACGCCGACTATTACAAACAGCAGGCGGACACTTCAAAAGAAAGCTATCGCAATATTGAAAATCAGCTTGCAGAGGAAAAGAACAAAAATTTTAAGCTGACGAATAAAGTTCAGGAGCTTGAAAGCCGTCCTATCGAAGTTGCTGTTGCAGAGCCGACAGATTATGAACGCAGACTTAACGAAACAATCAAATCAATTGAAAAAGAAAACGAAAAACATAATGACAGGCTCGAGGCTGAATATCGTGAAAACGAAAAAATCGTCAGAAAACAGCTTGAGGATGAAAAACAGGAGGCTCTTCGCAAACAGAAAGAGGAGTATGAAGAAAGGCTGAAAAATGTTCAGACTGCCGACGGTCCATCAGATGACAAGGATGTCTTTAAGGCATATTTTTCAATTGCATATGACAGCTTTGTCCGTATGCTCGATTTCGCCAAGCAGTCACAGGACAAGGAATTTTTCAAAGGCAAGGTTGAACATCTTATCAATGCACTTGCCGTACAGAACACAAATCTTTAAGGGGGAACAACAATGAAACTTTATGAGCTTACCGAGATGTACTCGGATTTATTTAATCAGTTTGACGCTATCAACGAATGGGAACCCGATACGAATGCAGACGGAATGCCGATTGATGATGACGGCAATATCATAGCCAATGTGGACGCATACCGCAACAAGATGTTGACAGCGTGGTTTGACACTCTTACGGGTATTGAGGGCGAATTTGACGAGAAAGCTGAGAGTATTGCAATCTACTACAAACAGCTTCTTGCCGAGGCTAAAATGCTTAAAGCCGAAAAGGCGGCAATTGCAAAAAGACAGTCACAAAAAGAAAAACAAGCGGAGAGCCTTAAAACCTATCTGTTTAAGTCAATGCAGGCACTCGGCAGACAGAAGATTGATATGCCGAGAGCGGTTATGTCGCTTAAAAAGAACGCTCCGAGCCTTGTTATTGATGATGAAATTTCATTTGTTGAGTGGGCAGAGGAACACAACCTTGACCACCTCTTAAAGTACAATATGCCCGAAGTGAAAAAGAATGATGTCAAGGCTCTCTGCAAAAAGGGCGAAGAAATCCCCTTCGTACATATGGAAGCCAAGCAGTCGTTAAGTATTAAGTGAGGTGTTATTTATGGGATTACCTATATTGGTTTTAGGATATTCAGGCAGCGGAAAATCTGCCTCTTTAAGAAATTTCAAAGCAAATGAACTTGCTCTTGTGAATGTAAACGGAAAATCACTTCCGTTCAGAACCAAATTCACTTCTTCAATCAATTCCGACAATTACATTGATATTGAGGACTTTATCAAAAAGCAGAAATGCAAGTCAATTGCAGTTGATGACGCACAGTATCTCATGGCTAACGAGTATATGAGAAGAGCCAAGGAAACAGGCTTTCAGAAGTTTACCGATATCGGTAAAAATTTTTGGGAGCTTGTAAAAGAGGTCGAAACTCTCCCGAATGACACGATTGTTTATTTTCTCAGCCATATTGAAACCGACGAAAACGGCAGACAGAAAGCTAAAACAATCGGCAAGTTGCTTGACGAAAAAATCTCGGTCGAGGGAATGTTTACCACGGTTTTAAAAACTGTTGTCGTTGACGGCAAGTATCTTTTTGCAACACAAACGGACGGTAACGATACCTGTAAAAGTCCGATAGGCTTGTTTGATTCAATGTACATATCAAATGACCTTAAAATTGTTGATGAAGCATTGAGAACATACTATTCAATGCAACCCGAACAGTATTGTGATGAGTGCAAAGCACCGATACTTTCGGACGGCAAACGCACCGTTAAACAGATCATTGACGGCACAACAAAAAATTACGGCAGACAACTCTGTATGCAGTGTGTTGCAAGGCTGATAAAGCAGAAGAAACAGGAAAAGCAGAGAGAGGGTGCAGACAATGCAACTTCGACCGTATCAGAATGACCTTGTTGAACAGGTAAGACAGGCTTGGCGAGAGGGTTACAAAGCCCCTTGCATTGTCCTTGGATGCGGTGGCGGAAAGTCCTGCATTGTCGCAGAAATTGCAAGACGAACAACTTGGAACGGGAAACGGGTGCTGTTCCTTGTTCACAGGAGAGAGCTTGTTGACCAAATATTCAGAACCTTTGTCCGCTGGGGTGTGCTTATGGATTTGTGCCAAATCGGTATGGTGCAGACCTTTACACGAAGATTGAAGAAACTGCCAAAACCCGCACTTATAATCACAGACGAAAATCATCACAGCCTTGCACAAAGCTACAAACGCATTTACGAACATTTTTCGGATGTTCCGAAGGTTGGCGTCACCGCAACACCTGTCCGATTAAACGGTGACGGTTTGGGCGATGTCAACGACAAGCTCATAATCGGGGTGAGTACAAAATGGCTCATCAAACATAACTGCCTTGCCCCGTATGATTACTATGCTCCGAGTGTTGCCGACCTTACAGGACTGCACACCAAAATGGGCGAATATGTAACAGCGGATATTGAAAAGGCAATGATTAAAAACACGGTGTTCGGTGATGTTATCAAATATTACAAACAGCTTGCAGACGGTAAAAAAGCCGTCTGTTACTGTTCCTCGGTAAAGCACAGTCTTGCAACAGCGAAGGCATTCCGTGACGCAGGAATTTCAGCCGAGCATATTGACGGAGCAACTCCGAAGGCACAGAGAGAACAGATTATAGCCGATTTCAGAAACGGCAAAATTACAATCCTCTGCAATGTGGATTTGATTTCAGAGGGCTTTGATGTGCCTGACTGCGAATGTACAATTCTGCTCCGACCTACTCACAGCCTTACGCTTTACATTCAGCAGTCAATGCGGTGTATGCGTTATAAGCCAAACAAAAGGGCGGTAATCATTGACCATGTGGGCAACTATGCAAGGCACGGAATGCCTGATGACGACCGAGAATGGACGCTTGAAAAACGCAAAAAGCTGAGTGTTAAAAAAATCGAAAAGGAGCAGGAGGAAAAGGTCAGACAATGTCCCGAATGTTTCTTTACATTTTCAGCACCGCCGGCAGGGCAGAAAGCCATGTGTCCGCATTGCGGTTATGTTTTCCCGACAGCCGAAAGGACCGTTGAAACCGATACCACCGCAAAGCTCATTAAGGTTGAGGGATTCAAGCTTGATTTCAGCACACCCGATGATTGCCACAGCTATGCGGACTTGCTTGCATACGCAAAAAGCCACGGCTACAAAACAGGCTGGGCATATTTTCAGGCACGAAAGAGAGGTATGATAGCTTGACAGAAGAACACGCAATTCAGAACAAAATCCGTATTGCAATTGCACCGTACTGCGATATTTTCCGTATAAATGTAGGTGCAGGCTTTACAAAGGACGGCAGATATTTCAATACGGGAGTTCCGCCCGGATTTTCGGATTTGTTCGGTGTCAGAAAATCAGACGGAAGGGCGGTTTTTATCGAGGTTAAAACTCCCAAAGGCAAGCCAACCGAAAAACAACAGAAATTTATACAGATGATGAAACTCAACGGTGCTGTTGCAGGAGTGTGCAGAAGTGCCGATGAGGCGATAGAGTTAATTACAAAGGAGTAAAATTATGGGATTTAAAGCAAATTGGAGTGAGGCGGCACAGTCTAACTCACTCAAACCCGAGGGCGATTATGAGTGTCTTATAGCAAAGGCAGAGGAGCGTGACTACACAAATTCAAAAGGCGAGGAAAAAACCTGCCTGAACATTTCGTTCATTATCCGAAACGATGTTGAGCAGGGGTACAAAAACGGACATATATTCCACACTTTGTGGAAACGCAGAGAACCTACCGAGAACGACAAGCAGGTCAAGGGCTACGGTTTTAATCAGGTTATGGCTCTCGGCAAAGCGGCAGGACTTCCCGACGGCAAGGATTACGACAGCCTTGAACAGTTCCTTGAAGAACTCATTAAAAAGCCTGTTCGTGTAACGATTAAGCACGGCGAATGGAACGGCGAAAAAAGAGAAGAAGTCAGCTGGCTCAATCCGACTAAGTTTCCGACAGTAAAGCATACTTTTAAGCAGTCGCAGAGTTCAACGGCTCAGACCTATGCACAGCCACAGCAGAGTTATGCACCTGCACAGACAGCAAATCAGGGCTTTGTTGATATGCCGATTGACGATGATTTGCCGTTCTGATTTTAAAAAAATTCTTCGGGAATTGCATAAAGCAGTGCAATTTTCACCGTGTTTTTCCTTATATATGGAGGTGAAAAAATGGGCTTTACAAATTTAAACCCAAATAAAAATAAATATTTTGCAGTTCCCGAGGAATTGAAAGGTTACAAAAACTGGGTGTGCTGGCAGTCATATCCAGATCCGAAATCACACAGCGGAATTTCAAAGAAGCCGATAAATCCAAGAACGGGTGGCTTTGCAATGCCGAATAACTCGGACACTTGGTCGGACTTTGAAACAGCAGTCAGAGAATCTGCCAAATATTCGGGTATAGGCTTTATGTTCTCAAATTCACCGTTTTTCGGTGTTGACCTTGACGATATGCCGAATGACATTCAGGACTACCAAAACGGCGGAGCTGACAACATAATCAGCGAGTTTGTGAACACTTTGCAGAGCTACACCGAATTTTCGCAGAGTAAGACAGGTGTTCACATAATCTGCAAGGGAACTCTTCCCGAGGGCAGAAGAAAGGCGAAGAATGATTCGGGCGGTTTTGAAATGTACGAAAACGGCAGATTCTTCGTAGTGACAGGAGATTACTGCTCTGCATATGCGTACATAAACGATTGCACCGAAAGCATAAAGCCGCTGCATTCAAAATATCTCGGCAAGGCAACAGAGCCACAGCCTAAGCTCCGTAACATTGAGGTTAATCCGAACACCGTTGACGATATTGTCAGAATCGCCTGCAATGCCAAGAACGGAAGTCTTTTCAAGGCTCTGTACAGCGGTGATTTTTCGGCTTACTCGTCACAGAGCGAGGCGGACATGGCTTTTTGCAATATGCTTGCGTTCTGGTGCGGTTGCGATACCGACAAAATGGATTCGATTTTCAGACAATCAGGCTTAATGCGTGACAAGTGGGACAGAAAACAGTCGGGTACAACCTACGGCATTATAACCCTGCAAAAGGCTGTGTCGGGCTGTACGCAGACCTATAACCCAAAACAGCATAACGATTATTCAATTTCAATCGGTGAGGGCAAGGCTGTTCAAGCGGTTGACGAAGAAAAAATGCGTGCCTACACCTTTGACGATATGGGTAACGCCGACAGGTTTGTTGATTTATTCGGCGATAATGTAAGGTATTGTTACACTGAGAAAAAGTGGTATTACTACAATTCTATGAAGTGGTGTGTTGACAATATCGGGGTAGTTTTGCGAATGGCAGACAAAAGCGTTGAGGCTATGAAAGCCGAAGCAAGGCTGTACTTGCAAGCTGATGAAGAGAACGGCGGAGATATGTCAAAAGCATTTGAAAAGCATATGAAAGTAAGCCGTTCCAACAAATCAAAAAAAGCAATGCTCAACGAGGTTGAACACCATATCCCCGTACTTCCGGCACAAATGGATAAATACCGTATGGCATTAAACACCCCAAGCGGAATAATCAACCTAAAAAACGGCGAAGTGAGGGCGCATAATCCCGAATATTATTTTACAAAGATTACTTCGGTTGACTGTTCTCAAACGGCAGAGTGTCCCCGTTGGCTTGCATTTCTTGACGATATTTTTGCAGGCGATAAGGAGCTTATTCGCTACATTCAAAAGGCGGTCGGTTACAGTCTGACAGGCTCAACAGCCGAGCAATGCGCATTCTTCCTTTACGGCACGGGACGAAACGGCAAGAGTACATTCATTGATGTTATCCGTGATGTATTCGGCGACTATGCCGCAAACATTCAGCCTGAAACTATTATGGTAAGAAACTCTCAGAGCAGTGCCATAAACAGCGATATTGCACGGTTAAAAGGTGCAAGGCTTGTCACCTCGGTTGAGCCGAACGAGGGCGTGCGAATTAATGAGGGACTTCTCAAACAGCTTACGGGTGACGATACCGTAACGGCAAGAAAGCTGTACAGCGAGGAATTTGAGTTCAAGCCCGAGTTTAAGCTGTGGATGGCGACAAACCATAAACCGATTATCAGAGGCACCGACACGGGCATATGGCGAAGAATACATATGATACCGTTCAATGTTCAGATTCCCGAGGATAAGGTTGATAAGAACCTTACGCATAAGCTCAAAGCCGAAATGACCGCAATTTTCAAATGGTGTATCGACGGCTGTATTCTTTGGCAGAGAGAGGGTTTGAAAATGCCGTCTGCCGTTCTTCAAAGCGTGAGAGAGTACAAGCGTGAAATGGATGTCATTTCCGCCTTTATCGAGGACAGATGTGTGTTAGAGGGTTCGGTTCAGGCAAGCACGCTCTATGCCGCCTATACAAGCTGGGCAGGGGATAACAACGAATATTGTATGTCAAATACCAAATTCAGCACCGAACTTGCCAAACGATTTGAAAAAGTAAAGGGAAGAAATTTCAATTATTTCAACGGAATTTCAATTTATAAAGATTGTTAGTGTGGTAGCTTGAGGAGGGTTTACGGGTTTTTCTAACCTTTCGTATAAGAAAAATA